AAAGTTGCTATGTTTCTTAGGTTAGCTTTCTTAGAAAGCAAAAAACGGAGACCTTTCTTTTTAGAAAACAAACCATCAAGAGTTTATGTCTTTTCGGAAAGACAAACCTTATGGAAGAATGGCGAGGATGTTCCTAAAGGTAGAAGCGGAACTACACCTTACGCTTGGTTTGTTTGGAGCGGAAAAAATCGTAAAGATAGAACTGAGTTGGAATGGATATGATGAAGTTTGAACACTATTTAATGCTAATAATGCTAGGCTTATTTGGCTATGTGTTATTTGCTAGACTAATGATTTTAATACTAACTGGGAAAGATATTAATGGATAAAAGATATATTGAAGCAATTAAGGTTGTTGCAAGTGAAGTCTTTGGTGAGATAAAAATTACTACAGACTCAGAACTAAGGTTTGGGACTAAGTATTCTAAAGCGGTTAATTTAACAAATGCTACTTGGTTTGACTTTGAAGCTAATGAGGGTGGTGGTTTAATAGACCTAATACAAAAACATAAAAGTTTATCTGGTAGAGAGTTATCAGACTATCTTTATAATGAGTTTGGGATAGGTGAAAGAAACATAGATACTAAAGCAGCAAAGCCACCACCTCAAGGCTCAAAAATAGTTAATGAGTATAACTATATAAACGAGCATGGAGAGGTTACATACCAAGTTTTAAGATTTGAGCCTAAGACATTTAAGCAACGTCATTTTAAAGATGGCAAGACTGTATGGGGTTTAAAAGATATAGAGCCATTGCCTTATAACTTACCTAAGATATTAGAAGATAAAGACAAGACTATATTTATAGTTGAGGGTGAGAAAGATGCTGACCGACTTGTCTCTCTTGGATTTTTAGCTACAACTAACTCTGGTGGTAGCAAGAATTGGAAGCCTTCTCTTAATAAATACTTCAAAGATAGAAGGGTAATTTTAATCTCAGACAACGATTCTGCTGGGTACTTACATACCCAAGCTATCTCAAATCATCTTCTAAGCGAAGCTGAGAGCCTTCATTTCTTGTCATTAGAAGGAAAAGTTGCAGATAAGGGTGATATATCAGATTTTATTGATGCTGGTGGTGATATTGAGGAGCTTATACTTAACGCTACATTAGTAGAAAATTTAAGCCAAGATGTAGTTGAGAATGTTTTTCCTACTATGGGAATTAATGACTTGATGGGGTTAAAAAGCCAAACCTATTTAATTGAAAACCTAATACCAGAAGGCGGACTTTCAGTAATTTATGGTCAACCAGCAAGCTATAAATCTTTTGCTGCGATAGATATGTGCCTATCTATTTCCTCTAGTATTGACTGGCAAGGCTATGAAACTGGAGCTGGTAAAACTTTATTTATAGCAGCAGAGGGCGTTGGTGGTTTAAAGAAAAGAATACAAGCATGGCTTGCAAAACATAATGATATAACAAAGACCCCTGACTTTCATGTTCTGGCTACAACTGTAGATTTTTTAGACCCAGAGCAGTTGGATAAATTAATAAATACAATTCACAATATTGGTAAAGATTTTAAACTCATAGTAATTGATACTATTGCCAGAACATTATCGAACTCTGGCTCTGATGAAAATTCTGCAAGCGATATGGGAATGTTTTTATCAGCCTGTGATACTGTAAGAGAACAAACTAAATCAGCTATACTAGCCATTCACCATAGCGGTAAAAATGAAGCGGCTGGATTGAGAGGTAGTTCAGCTTTGCTAGGCGGTGTTGATACTTCAATTAATTGCTCTCACTCTGGTACTGTAAATCTAACAGTACAGAAACAAAAAGATACAGAGCAATTAGAGATGATTAGTTTAGAGATAGAAAAGAGACAGTTGTTTGCTGATACCTCAGTTACTTTACAGAAGCTAACCTTTGAAACTGGAGATAAACCTATATATGAGCCATCTCTAGGAGCGAATCAGAAATTAGTTTATGATATTATAAAAAACTCTTTAGAGGAGAATGGTAAAACTAAATGGATAAACTCTGATGTTGGTGAACAAACCTTTATAACAATGAGTCATTTAGAATTTAAAAGTTTTGCTCAGTTTCCTGATAAAGATTTAAGGCGTAAACAGCAAAAATTATCTAGGACAATACTGTCCTTACAAAACAAAGAGTTAGTTGGTATATGGGATGAGAAGATATGGTTAATAAAATGACTAATAAAGAAGATGAAAAAAGAGCAGAGCTATCTCAAGTTTATATTAATAAGTTAGATATTATAGCTTCTAGCATGGAAAGAGTTTGGTTTAGTAAGGAAGCATTACTGGATTTAGTTAGCCCAGAGTTGCAAAAGAAATTTAGAAGTGCTGAGAAGAAACTAAACATATCTATTGTTACGCACAAAGAGCCAAAAGAAATAGCTAAGTGGTGCAAGAATATTGAGAAAGGTTGGTTAGCCTTAGATAAAGAAGCTAGAGAGTCTGGACATGAGCCACCTCAAGGGGAGTTCTGGGTTGCTGAATCTAAAAGCAAATCAAAGTTTATTATTGTTAAAGATAAAGCAAACAAAAGAATGATTCTTAATGAAGAAGAAGTTAAAGAAAAACCTATCTACACACTAGATGAACTCGGAGAAATACTTGATACATTGTTCAGCATTAATGAAGTTAAGAAAGTATTTAAAGAAGCTCATGTTACTAAGTTTGAAGATGCTGAGCTTTGGGATGATAGGATTCCTTTTTAGTCATGGCAAAACAAATTAATTTTAGACATAATGAAAAAACAAAAGTAAAACGTAGGAGAAAGAAGCGACCCTTAAATCATAGAAAGAAATTAGGGAAGAAAAGTTCTTTTAGAAAAAATGTTGTGCATAAATTGTAGTTCAAAAAAAAGTAAGGTTGTTGAGTCTAGGAGGACTTCTGATGCTATTCGCAGAAGAAGGGAATGTTTAGACTGTAATGAACGATTCACAACTTTTGAGACTGTTTTAAAAGAAAACAACCCCCATAGAGAGCCTATGATAAAGATTCGAAGGAGGTCAAAGGGCAAAGTATACGATAATAAAGATTCGTTTCTAATGCCAGAAGATGACGATACAGAAGGGTACATTGATGGCTACCTTAGAAATAAAGGGATTAAGTATGATTAAGTTGTTTTTAACAAATAAAGCTAGAAAAGAGAAGGTTTTAAAGAATCAAGCTCTGGAAGAAAATAAATTTCTAAAAAGAAAGATAAATGCTTATGAGGAATTTGTGTTTGCTTTAGCTGGAAGTGAAAGACCTATTGGACATATAGGAAGGCTATCTAGTCGAATCCGATTGGATAGAATAATATTAAGAGCAAGGAGATTTAAAGATGAAGGACAACAAGAAAAAGGAAGATGGCTTTAACGAAGATGTTATAGAACTATCAGATTATCAAAACATAGAGGCTGTCGATAGCTTAGAAAACGAAGGTTATATTAGTTTGGAACTGGAGGATGAAATAAAAGAAAAGATGGGTATAGATTTAACTGATGATGATATAAAAAAGATGGCGGATTCATTGGTTAATAGTTTATTTGGGAAAGAAGATGACGAGACAAATTAAAGACTATCCAACAGTTAGTATTAATAAGGAGTATATGTTGATAACTCGTAATGGTGTTGGGGAAAAGATTGAGCTAAGTGCAAGGCAACTTATAAGATTAAATAGAGAGATTGCAAATGTCTTATGGGAAAGGAAAGAATAGTGTATAATAAACACACCATGACTGATGAAATTAAAATTGAAGAAAATAATTACATTGATGTAGTTGTTGAGACTTGTTCAAGAATCATTTGTTACGAATACAATAATGAACTTTGTACTTGCCAAGCACCTTCAGATTGTCATGGTCATGCAGATTTTATTGAATCAGCTAAAGGATGTATTGGTGCTGTATCAGCTTTCTCGGTAAAACTATTTGATACACAATATATAGATAAATCAGAGTTAAATTAAATGACTGAACCAACATCCAATCCTTTTGTAGAGTTCCTAGATAAATATAAAAAAGACCCTGTTTTGTTTTGCCAGAATGTTTTAGGTGTTGAGCCTGATGAATGGCAAAAAGAATTGATGCAAGCTATCGCTGATGGTGAAAGAAAAATATCAGTACGTTCAGCTCATGGAGTCGGTAAATCTTCCGTAGCTTCATGGATAATGTTACATACTTTATTAACCAATTATGACTGTAAGGTTATTGTTACTGCTCCAACCAGCTCACAACTTTTTGATGCTCTCTTTGCAGAACTATCACGTTGGATAAAAGAAATGCCACAAAGTTTGCAAGACTTAGTTGATGTTAAATCAGATAGGGTTGTTTTAAAAGCTAGACCGAATGAAGTATTTATATCAGCTAGAACTTCCAGAAAGGAGACACCCGAAGCGTTAGCAGGTATACATTCGAATGGTAAGGTTATGTTAGTTGTTGATGAAGCGTCTGGTGTTCCAGAGGAAGTATTTGAAAGTGCAGCTGGTAGTATGTCTGGCGATAACGTGCATACTATATTACTAGGTAATCCAACTAGAAATTCTGGGTTGTTTTTCGACACTCACCATAGACTGTCTGGCTCGTGGAAAACCTTTCATATATCAGCCTTTGATAGCCCAAGAGTCTCTAAAGAATTTATTGAGGAAATGGCTATGCGATATGGTGAAGATAGCCCAGCATATAAGGTTAGAGTTAAAGGTGAGTTTGCAGAGGAAGCAGATGATGGAGTTATATCTATAGGGCTTGTTAGTTCAGCTATCAATAGAGATGTTCCAATAGATAATACTCAAGATACTTACTGGGCTTTAGACGTTGCCAGACATGGTGATGACAGTTCAGTTTTAGTTAAACGCAGAGGTAATGTTATCTTTGATATAAAGACATTTAAGAAGCTAAACTTAATGGAATTAACTGGGCGTATAAATGCTGAGAATGATAGTACAGAGCCACATTTACGCCCTGTTGAGATTTATGTCGATAGTATAGGAATGGGGTACGGAGTCATAGATGCTCTCAATGGGGTTGGTCGTTTATCAGCGTTAGGAATCAATGTTGCTGAGACTGCTAGTATGTCTGGGACATATATGAATCTTAGAGCTGAGTTATGGTTTAAATTCAAAGCGTTCTTAGAGGAGGGCTTATGTAAGATTCCAAACCATGAAGGAATGATAGCTGACCTTGTATCTCCTAAGTATAAATTTACTGCTGGAGGAAAGATACAGCTTGAGAGTAAGGAACAAATTAAAAAGAGACTAGGTAGGTCTCCAGATGTCGGTGATGCTTTAGTGCTACTTATGGCTGGTGATTTAATAGCTGTAAAAAAGAGTTCTGGATGGCAAAGAAACTGGAAAGAGCCTTTAACTCGTGCCATAAAAGGTGTAGTATAAAGAAAAAATATTTTCCTAGTTAATGCTTAATCTCTACCATCTTCTTTCCCCAGAGATTTTGTTTTTAACTAGGTTTTTTTTCGACAAAAAAATAAGGACAACTTGCGTTGCCCTTATCCTAACTAAAATGATATTAACACTATGAAATATTAATTATTTAACTCTAATTTACCTTACCTTTTAAGTCAACATTATTATCCGAATCTATTTTTAATTTTATAGCTGATAGAATTATAGACTGTAACACCAGTAATGATTTCTTTTCTGGGAACGTAAGCATCATAGATTTAAACAAGTTATCCAAAGAATATGTTATAAATAATTGAGCTTCGGCTTCACCCATAGCTTCGTATTTTTCGTCTAATGCCATCCAATCTTTTTGTATTTCTTCTTGTAATTTATCCGTCATTT